TGATCTTCGTTAATTTTATCAATATATTCTTGTTGTACATCTATCTTTTCTGATACTAAGTCTAACTGATAATCTATATCTTGTAATTCATTTTTGTTTATTGCTATCTTATCTTTCAACAAAGCAGCCATTACACTAAAGATTTGTATATCAAGTAAGTCTTCTATAACTGTTCTTCTATCATTAGTTGATAGTTGCATGAACGGTACAAAGTTTCTTGATCCAAGTACTACAATCTGTGTAAATGATTTGTAGTTCATCTTTAGAATGTTTTGTTCTAATACTTTCTGATAGTCTTTAGTATGAGCATCTTGGTTAAGTAGTTCACCATTCTGATATACTTCAAATGTTCTTGGTGCATGACCTCTACATACTTTGAAGCTATTGGATCCTACTCTAAACTCTACTTCTACTTTTAGATGTTTCTTGTTTACACTATTGACTAGTTGTGGATTGTTTACCTTTCTAAAAGGTTTCATATACAATGCATAAGACAATGCATCTAAGAAAGTAGACTTACCAGCTCCATTCTCACCTACAATAAGTGTATCTTTATGTGTTGCTAAGTCCAACTCTGTCCAGGTATTACCATACGACAGAAAGTTCTTGAATCTAATCTTCTCAAATGTAATCATAATATATTACGAAACTTGTAATGCTTCGTCATACAGCTTTCTTAACAAAGCTGTTAAATCTAATTTATCGTTTTTTATCTCTAAGTTATCAACATAAGTGTTGAGTATTGTTATTGTGTCTTCTGCTTCATCAATAATATCTTCATCATCTTCTAAGTCTAAATGTAAGTGATCTTGTACAACTTGTATTTGCATTGGATCAACTTTCTCTAGCTTTTCAATATACATATCAAACAAAGTTGGATTGTCTTTATTCTTTATAATAACTTTTACAATACAACCTGAATAGTTATCGAACTCTTTTGTTTGTTCTAATAGACCAGCCATATCTAAGTCTGTATCATCATACCATACTTTATGAAATAGTACATTAGGATTAGGTATAAACTCTATTGTTCTTGTATCTGTATCTAATATATGGAAACCTTTTTGATCAGCATAATCACTCCATGTAAGTTCATAACCAGTACCAAGATAATTTATATTTCCATTCTGAGACTTGTGATGGTAATGTCCACTACATACTAAATCAAACTTCTTTAACCATTGATCTGATATACCGTGATCAATAACTATAGACTTATTCATTTCATATCCAGCTAGTTCTAAATGACCAAGAAGTATTTGAGCATCAGTCTTATCAGCCATTACAAATGTTTGTTCTGAGTTGGCATCACATATCCAAGGTACAAACATTATCTTTGTTCCATCAAACTCTACAACATCAGGTTGTACATATGTCGTGATATTATCATACTCTTCTAATAAGAGATCAATACTGTTTAGTTCTAATGTATTTTTGTAGTAGCTATCATGGTTACCAACCATGACGTGCATATGAATACCTCTATCAGCTAATCCTTGAAAGAACATTTCTTTTGATCTTTTCAATGAAGTAAATGCAATATACTTTCTTCTATCAAATGTATCTCCAAGATTGATAACTGTATCAATACCTCGCTTATCTATTTCTGGAAAGAACACTTCATCATAAAACAGTTGCATATGATCTGCAATCTTCTTTGAATCGTTCCTTGCACCAAAGTGTTGATCTGTTACTAAAGCTATCTTCATTTCATCATTTCATCTAACGCATCATAATCGTGATCTTCAAACACTCTTATCTTAAATGTACCATCTTCCATGTATTCTACTTCATGTGCAAAGTCATAACCTTGCTCAGTTAGTTTACCTACATTGATAGTGAATTGTCTATAGTCGTCTTTACTTAGTATTACTTCCGTCATTATTATCCTCTACAAAATTCTCTAATCCCTTTTTCTTCTTACGAAGTTCTTTTTTCTCTGCTTCTTTTTTTTCGAAGTTTTGAACAAAGTCTGTCATATATGGTGTATCAAGATTAATGTAAGCTCCTTGATCACCTTGTGATTCTCCATCAGTATGTGTTGATAGTTCATCAAATATAATTGATCTTTCAAGTGATTTGTGTTTTATGTAGAGTTGTTTCTTCTCTCTTTGGATTCTTCTTAAGAATGCATAATATATAATTTGTGTGAAGTATGCAAATGGATTAGTAGATTTTTCTGGATTGAAGTTGCCAATATAATTGACACAGTTTTCTATTCCATCACTAATCATTTCATCTCTGTATGTATAGTTAATAAAGTTTGGTCTAGTAGATAATCTATTAGATATCTTAAGCAGACATTCACCTATGTACTCAGGTATACGAGGTTTTTCATCACCAGCCTCTTCTGCTTCTTTGACTGCATTTAGATACACTTGCATCTCAGCATATAGTTTTTTATTATCTACGTAATGTTCTGGCTTAGCTTTTGATCTTGGCATAATTAATGTATAGTTGTGTTGGCATCAGGTATTGGTTCTTCATCATATTCTCCAAACTCATCTTTACCAACTATTGCTCTCTTTATAGTCTTTTGAATAATATCTTCTAATCTATTATTATCATCCAATGTAACTACTTCACCTCTTTGTTCTGTAAACCGTTTATAATGCTCGATAGTATTATCCTCTAAATCGTACAATAAGGCAACGATTTTTGACTTTTTTATCACAGCTGAATTATTTTTTGTAAACATAAGCCAATGTGAAACAGACAACATAGGACCTAGTGCTGAATTGTTTTTATGAACTACTACTGGATTTATTACTGTAATCTCTAATGGGCTTGGTCCTTCTTTGACTTGAGCTATCAATTCTTCACCACTCATTAATTTTATTGTTGCTAAATTTTCCATCAGTTTTTTAGTGCTACCTTATATAATTTATATTTAAACTTTTCTTCATTATACATTTTTATCCTTTCTGCAAAGTGTTGTAATGTATAATTTTTCTTAGTTCTCCATTGCATGTTATCTGCAATATCAAATAATGTGCATACTTGTTTTTCTTCTGCCGTTCTAAGACCTCTACCAATACTTTGTAAAACTCTTATTCTACTTTTGCTTGGGGAACAGAATACTATGTTATGTAATTTTTTAATGTTAACACCAGTACTAAATGTGCCAAAGCTCGCAACTATGATAGCATTGCTTTCATTCTCTACTATATGTCTTATCTCTTCTCTTGCATTACCATCAACTTCACCACTTACAAAAAATATTTTTCTATCTTTATCTACACTATTTCTAATAGTAGATTCTATTTCTTGATATAATGGCTTACCATGCTTTTCTACAAATTGATATAACATCAATGTATTACCATTTAGACTCAATGCTAAGTTTCTAAGAAATCTATTCCTTGATTCGTTCCTTACCAAGAAGTCTACCTCGTCCTGGTATTTATCTTTTGAATGTAGTTTTTTAACTTCATCTGGATATTGAAGCTCTATACATTTTACATTAAACTCTGATAATGTTCCTTTCTTGATTAGTTCATCTGTAGTAGTAACTTTTTCTACAGATCCAAACAATCCTTCTAACACTAACCTATGAGTAAGTGTTCCATCTAATGTTCCTGTAAAACCATATCTGTATGGAGTACCAATTAGTTTAGTCATTATAGATGTAAGAGACTTACTTTTAAACAAATGAGCTTCGTCTCCTATAACAACATCAAACTGTTCGAACCATTTCTTTGGCATCTTATGTATTGATTGCCATGTACTAATTGTTATTGGATTATCTGTTTCTTTTTCTACACCAGCTGTAATCATATGTGGATCACCTTGATATCCATATGACTTGAAGTCTCCAGCCATTTGTTGTACTAATGATATAGTCGGAACAACTATCAATGTCTTTTTGTTTAGATATGCTGCAAGTAGATATATGATTAATGACTTACCACTAGCTGTTGGAGATAACATTAATGCTCTTTTCTTTTTTATTGCATGAGCAAAAGCATCTAATTGATAGTCTCTTATTTCAAATGGTAAATCTAATGTACTTGCAAATTGTTTAGCTTCTTGTAAACTAAACTCGTCATCTGCATATGCTGGATCTATTTCTAAGTTGTAATCTCTTTCATCACAAAACTTTTGAACGTGTGGAAGTAATCCTGAGTATATCTTTTTTGTTTGAGCATTGAATAATCTTATCTTACCATCCCAGAATTTGTTTCTTACTGCTGGCATGAATTGCATACCAGGAACAGTAAAGGTAAAATAATCTGATAGTTCAAAACATGAACCACCATCACAATCAATCGTCATGTAAACTTCGTTTACTTTTTTAACTGTTAATGTTTCCATTACGCTCCAACTTTAAACTTCTCCCAATTGATAGCTGCGTTAATGTTGAATCCTCTACTATTCAACGAGGTAATGATTGCTTCTAAGAATTTAACTTTCTCTTTTTGCATTGCAAGTTTAAGTTGGTTGTTTACCCAGTCTTGATTTCTGTCAATATGATATTGTAAATCTTGTTTTAGAATCTTAAGCTGACATGGTTCCCAGCCTCTATCTTGACACATCTCATAATCAAAATTACCTTGATAGTATTCCCAGAGGTCTGTATATAATTGTTTGCTTTCTAATTCTTGTTTCTTTAGTTTGAGTCTTTCTGTTGAGAATATCTTAAAGTACTTAGAATGAATCTGAGGTATACGAATAGCTTCTTCACCTAATTCAGTTCTATCTACATTAGCATCTTTACTCCACAGATTTTGAATTTCTTCTAGTGTCATATTTTTTCTCAAAGTATAATCGTATAGTTGCTTTTCTCCATACAGCAACCATAAACAAAGTCATTGTGCTAGCTATTGTAATCTGAAACGCATTAAAAGACAACAGGTCTAGGCAAATATAAACAATAAGAAAGTTCAAGGGAAACATAATTAATGTCCCTAAAAACGTATCTATTATTGCCTCTTTTATGGCTCTCTTTTTATTTTGTTTCAATCTTAGCTAACAAAGTCAAATTTTCTAAATTTGAAAGTAGCTGTACATTCAACATAATCAACATCTGATAAAGTTGTATTAAAAGGTACATCAGTTAATCCTGTTGGATAAACGTCCGTAAATGTTATTTCTTTATTTGGATTCATGGCACTATTTAATACATATAGTGATGCATCACTGAATACTTTTTCTTCACCCATTGGACTATCAATTTCATTAGTCCATGCTGTTGCTTGTCCGTTAGCACTTTCAAAGCCGTCTATTCTTGTTATAGATTTTATCCAGTTAAATACTTCCAAATAGTTTGCCATATCTTCATCTACTCTAAATGTAACAACAAGATCACCAAATGTAACTAGGTCACCAGGTAATTGGATCTTAGTTGAAAATGGTGTTGGTATTGGTAATTCACCAACTGTAACAGAAGGTATAGCAACAGCTTGTGCAAAGAAGTTAACTGTTGGCATCTTCTTAATGGTGAACTTATATCCTAGAGGGGATAAAAAGTTGGTTGATTTTGGATCTGTATTAAAAGCCATAACAGTATTTATAATACACTATCATGGCTTTAAAGTCAACTTACTTAGAGTTTACAAACTCATTCAATTCGTTAGCATATGCAATAACATCTGCTGGAGTAATTGATTGTGTTGGTAAAGGTTTCTTATCATCAGGATGATTGTCGTTGTGCGTATGCACTCCGTCTATTTTCCTTTGTAAGTTTTCGTAAAGCATGCCTTGTGCCATACTTAATAAGTCGGCACGGATCTCGTACCCTGATTTTGATTCTGACATAATTCCTCCTGTGTGTGTGTGAATGTCAAACTGCATTATACATCACACAGGAGTATAGGTC